GTATATCTACCGCAGAAAAAAGAGTCAAAAATAAGTCTTAACTTTGCAACATATAATAACAAAGGAACATTAAGTGAATTAATTAGATGAAAGAGGTAAACATAAACATTTCATCAGTAGGATTCCCTAGTCAATTTGTATCTGATGCTGAGAAAGCGACTGATGAGTTTGGGTTACAAATAGGACAAGCTATTCAATATGAATGGTTTCGTAAAGATTCTAACGGATGCCGATACTATAGTCAGTGGAGGGACTTTAACAGACTACGTCTATATGCAAGAGGCGAACAATCAATTGCAAAATATAAAAATGAATTAGCAGTAGACGGAGATTTGTCTTACTTAAATCTTGACTGGACTCCAGTTCCAATTATACCAAAGTTTGTGGATATAGTTGTGAACGGAATGTCAGATAGGCTGTTTAAAGTGAAAGCGTATGCTCAAGATGCATTGTCACAATCTAAAAGAAGTAAGTATCAAGAAATGATTGAAGGTCAAATGGCTGCTAAAGATGTTCTTGAAATAGTTCAAAAAAATACAGGCTTTGATCCATTTATAATGAATCCAGATGAGTTGCCTGCAAGTGATGAAGAGTTATCTCTTTATATGAATTTAAATTATAAACCAGCTATAGAGATTGCTGAAGAAGAAGCAATTGATACAATGTTTGCTGAGAACCATTATGTAGATATTCGTAAACGATTAGATTACGATATGATGGTAACTGGTATGGCTGTGGCAAAACATGAATTTCTTCCTGGCTCTGGAGTTAAAGTAGCTTATGTAGACCCAGCTAATGTAGTTTATAGTTATACAGAAGACCCTCACTTTAAAGATTGTTTTTACTGGGGTGAAATTAAAACGGTTCCTATTGCTGAGTTAATGAAGATTGACCCTACCCTTACAAATGATGATTTAGATAAAATATCTAAATATTCTCAAAGCTGGTATAATTATTTTAATACAGCTCAGTTTTACGAAAACGATATATTCTATCGTGATACTTGTACGTTGATGTACTTTAATTATAAAACAACTAAGAAGATGGTTTATAAGAAAAAAGTCAAAGAGAACGGTAATTTGAGTATGATTGAAAAAGATGATGGTTTTAATCCACCTGATGAGATGATGGAAGAAAACAATTTTGAAAAGGTAGAAAAGACAATTGATGTTTGGTATGATGGAGTAATGGTTATGGGTACAAACATAATTTTAAAATGGGAGCTTGCTAAGAACATGGTAAGACCTAAGTCTGCATCTCAACACGCAATACCTAATTATGTAGCTGTAGCACCTAGAATGTATAAAGGGGTTATTGAGTCTCTAGTTAGAAGAATGATTCCGTATGCTGATTTGATTCAGATGACACATTTAAAATTACAACAAGTTATATCACGAACTGTACCTGATGGTGTATATATTGACGCCGATGGTTTAAATGAGGTTGACTTGGGTACGGGAGCAGCATATAATCCAGAAGATGCCCTTCGTTTATATTTTCAAACAGGTTCGGTTATTGGTAGAAGTTATACGCAAGAAGGAGATTACAATCAAGGTAAAATTCCTATACAGCAACTAACAAGCAATTCAGGAGCTTCTAAAGCGTCTATGTTAATTGGGAACCTAAATCACTATTTGGACATGATTCGAGCTGTAACAGGCTTAAATGAAGCGAGAGATGGTAGTGGAGCTAACTCTGATGCACTAGTGGGTGTGCAAAAATTAGCAGCATTAAGTTCTAATACCGCTACTCGTCATATATTAGATGGAAGTCTTTACATATATAGAACGTTAGCTGAAGCGCTAACTTACAGGGTAGCGGATATTTTAGAATACGCAGACTTTAAAGATGACTTTATTAATAAAATTGGTAAATACAATGTTAGTATACTTGGAGATATATCTGAGTTATATATATATGACTTTGGAATTTTTATCGAGATGTCGCCAGATGAAGAGCAAAAAGCTATGCTTGAGCAAAATATTCAAATGGCATTATCAAAAGGAGATATAAACCTGGAAGACGCAATTGATATACGTGAGATTAGAAATCTCAAACTTGCAAATCAATTACTTAAAGTAAAACGTAAAGCCAAGCAAGAGCAAGATCAGCAAATGGAAATGCAAAAGCAAGCTATGATTACGCAGCAACAATTGAAATCTCAAGAACTTGCAGCACAGGTAGCTATGCAAAAAATACAAGCTGAGACTCAAGCTAAGATGCAGTACAGGCAAGCAGACGTTGCTTTTGAAATAGAAAAACAAAAAGCGGAAGCTCAATTAAAAGCACAGTTAATGCAGCAAGAGTTTAATTATAACCTGCAATTGCAGGGTATGACTCAAGCTCAATTATCTCAAAGAGAAAGCGACAAAGAGCAAGCAAAGAGCGATAGAATAAGTCAGCAAAATACTGAGCAATCTAAATTAATTACTCAAAGAAAGAATAATTTACCTCCGCAAAACTTTGAATCTAACGAGGATAGTTTAGATGGTTTCGACTTATCTGAATTTGAACCAAGATAATGTGTTTAAATTTTGCGTAACTTTGCATATAAATTAAATCAAATCAAATGGATATTAAAGTAAGAGAAGTAACGGCTGATGAAAAATCAACTCAGCAAATAGAGCAAGAACTCCTTGATAAGCATGAGGAGAAACAACAGTCAGAGACTGAACAGGAATCAATAGAGGTAAAGGCAGTAGAGCCCGAAGCAGAAGTTGAGGTTAAAGAAGATAATACACAGGAAGAAACTCCTGTTGAAGAGGTAGTTGAAGAACAACCTCCACAGCTGGAAGCTCAACCTGAATTAAATGAAGACGAAGTTCTTTCATATATTGGAAAAAGATACGGTAAGGAAATTAATTCTATTGATGAATTAGTTAGCAAGCGTGAGGAAAGCGAACCGCTTCCAGAAGACGTTGCCGCTTACCTAAAGTATAAAAAAGAAACTGGACGTGGTTTTAATGATTTTGCAAAATTGCAAAAAGATTATTCTGATTTAAGTCCAGATGCTTTGCTAAAAGAATATTATTCTATAACAGAAGAAGGTTTAGATTCTGAAGATATAGATCTTCTAATGGAAGATTTTGTTTTTGATGAAGAAATACATGAACCAAACGAGATTAAGAAAATAAAATTAGCAAAGAAAAAAGAAATTGCCAAAGCAAAAAAGTTTCTTAAACAACAGCAAGAGACATACAAACAGCCCCTTGAGTCAAGGGAAAGTTCTGCCAATGCTGATAATAATGAACTGATTGAATATAGGCAATATCTTGAGTCAGCTAAAACTCAAGAGGAGCAAGCAAATCATAAAAGACAATGGTTCGTCAAAAAAAGCGACGAAATATTTAGCACCGAGTTTAAAGGTTTTAAATTCAATGTAGGTGATAATGATGTAGTTTATACTCCAGGCAGTGCTTCTGAACTTAAAAAAGCTCAAGAGACTCCACTTAATTTTGTAAATAAATTTTTGGATTCTAATGGGTATTTAAAAGATGCAGAAGGATACCACCGCTCTTTAGCAATTGCAATGAATCCTGAGAAGTTTGCTCAGTTCTTTTATGAACAAGGCAAATCGCAGGCAACAGATGATGTAATACGTAAAACGAAAAACATAAACATGAGTGAGCGTACTGCACCAGAGGTTACTACAAAATCAGGACTTCAAGTAAAATCAGTTTCACAACCTTCGAGTCGTGGACTAAAAATTAAGAGTATTAAAAGAAGTTAATAATTTAAATAAATAAATAATAATATTATGGCAGGACAAGTATTAGCAACCCCAGGGTTTGCTTTGACACCGAGTTCAGAAAGAACTCCAACACCGGAAAACTATTTAACTAATGCAGATTTCAATTGGTTGAATCAGTACTTACCAGATACTTACGAAAAAGAATTTGAAAGATATGGTAATAGAACAATCTCCTCATTCCTTAGAATGGTAGGAGCAGAAATGCCTACAAACTCAGACCTTATCAAATGGGCAGAGCAAGGTAGGTTACACACGAAATATACACAAGTAGGTTGTGCCGCTGCGACAGGTGGTAATGACCAAGTTGTATTTCAGGTAAATGATGCGCTAGACCCAGCAGCAGCTCAACAAGTAATCAGAGTAGGACAAACTATTGTAATTGTTCAAAACGATGGTTCGGGAGTTAACAAAGCGGTTGTAAGTGCAGTTAATAATGCCGGTGGTGGTAGAGGACAGTTTACAGCTGACTTTTATGAAGCAGGTGGTTTAGTAACTACAGGTACTGGAGTCGGTAACGCAGACGTTACAGTATTCATTTACGGTTCAGAATTTAGAAAAGGAACAGCAGGAATGGTTGGTTCATTAGAAGCTAATGACTTCATCTTCGACAACAAGCCTATTATCATTAAAGATACTTACACAGTATCTGGTTCTGATATGGCTCAAATTGGTTGGGTTGAAATCACTACTGAAGATGGCGCAACTGGTTACCTATGGTACTTAAAGTCTGAGCACGAAACAAGATTAAGATTCGATGACTATTTAGAAACAGCAATGATTGAAGCTGTACCTGCAGAGCAAAACTCTGGAGCTGCTGCTATCTTAGGTAGTGCCGGTGGTGCTGCTGACCCAGGAGCTGGTTCAGATGGTATATTCTACGTAGTAGGATTAAGAGGAAATGTTTGGGATGGTGGAAATCCAGTAGCCCTAGCAGACTTCGATTCTATAATCAGTAGATTAGATAAGCAAGGTTCTATTGAGGAAAACGTTATTTTCCTTAACAGACAATTTGGATTTGACATTGACGATATGTTAGCAGCACAAAACTCTTACGGAGCAGGTGGTACTTCTTATGGTCTATTTGACAATGACGAAGAAATGGCATTGAACTTAGGATTCTCTGGATTTAGAAGAGGATACGATTTCTATAAGACTGATTGGAAATACTTAAACGACCCTACAATGAGAGGTGGTTTACCATCAGGTGCAGGTTCAGGTAAAATCAATGGACTATTAGTTCCAGCTGGTTCTACAAGTGTTTATGACCAAATTCTTGGTAAAAACGCTAAGAGACCTTTCTTACATGTAAGATATAGAGCTTCTGAAACAGAAGACAGAAGATATAAGACGTGGATTACTGGTTCTGCTGGTGGTGCTGCAACGTCAGATATCGATAACATGCAAGTAAACTTCTTGTCTGAGAGAGCTGTATGTACTTTAGGTGCAAACAACTTCTTCTTATTCCAAGACTAATAATTAATTACAAGGGGTACAGCAATGTGCCCCTTTTTTAAATTTTAAATTAAATTAAATCAAATGAAAAAAGAAAAGACAAGTCCTAAAATGGACACAGTAAAAATTACCCCCAAAAAATCTACACCAAAGTTTGTAGATAAACAATATAAACTTACAAGAGACACAGCCCCTTTATCTTTGATATTAGCATCAAGGCATACAACAAGGTTTCCGCTGTTACACTTTGATGAAGATACAGGTCTGAATAGACCCCTTAGATACGCAAGAAACCAAAACTCTCCATTTCAAGATGAGCAAGATGACAATGCTATTGTTGAGCCAATTGTATTTGAAGATGGATTCTTACATG